TTTTGTGTTACCCATAAATGCGATTTGATTCCCGGTTGGTTATAAGGAGTGTCCAACGTTAATGGAATACCATATTTCATTGCTGAATCTCTAGCCAATTCAACGTATGCCTTGTAGTTTTTCTCAAACGTTGCTTTATCATGTGTGTGTTGTAACTCAATCTGCACAGGACTGTTGGCATTAGCATACGAACCAGCACCGTACTGTACATAACCAGGTTGACCGACTTGATAAACAATTCCGCCGTCTCCCACAATATAAGCAGTATAAGCGCTAGTCCATGAACGTTGCATATACTGCGCTTCATTGCGTCCTGTTGCTGTTTCATTAGCCGTTTCATGCAGTAAAATGTACTGATTATTTGCTACTTGTGAGCTACCTTCATTTGCGCCCAAATTAAATTCATTGTTGATAGTATAGGCAAACCCATTAATTGGCAATAAAAAAAGAGCCGTTAATAGGCTCATCGCAGTAATAGTAATTTTCTTTTTCATTTGTTTCCTCCTATTTTTTCAAATTATAAGCCGACACACCAGTGATAACGCCTAAAAATGTTGCTACTGCATTGATAGTGAGTACTGTCATATCTGTTCCATTCCATCCATACGCTTTCCCTAACGTGGCTACTAACACAGAAGCAGCTGGTAATACTGTTAAAACTGCCCATTTAATGACTTGATAATACTTATCGGGTAAAATCATTTCTTCTCACCTCCTTTACAATTTAGTCAAGAAATAGCCAATGATCGTAATGCCTAAACCGATCATGTAACCCCACGACCATTTATTATTGGCTTTCATTTCTTTGATATCTTCCGCATTATTAAGCGCAATAGAATATGCCTGATCCGCTCTATCTTTTGCACTTTCCGCTTTTTCGCGTAATAATTCGTAATTATCCAGTTTCGTTTCAATACGCACTAAGCGTTCTACCACGTCTTGTATTGCTTCGTCTTTCAACCAACTAGCCTCCTTTCATTGCAAAATAAAAAACACCCTCCTTTGAGCGTGTTGATAGCAAAATTATAAATATTGTATTAATCAGATAGTCTAGTCAAGACTAAAGTACGGCAAGATGTAAATTGTAAAATTCCATCTGCAACGCCGATTTCAGTACGCATATTTAGTACATCGTTTACTTCTAAATCAGTTACAATGTTTCCGCTAGCTGCAAATCTATTTTGCAAGGCGTCGACCCCATAAGATACTAAATTATCAACAGAAGTTCCATCTTTATATAAATCAGTATATAACCATGAAGCATATTTCCTGCCCAATTGCACACGTATTTGCGCACTAATTGAATACTTACCAGCTTTTAAGCATTTAACGTATCCGTTAGATTGACGTTCGAAATGTGTTTCTCCTACAGCTGTAGTAGTATACCCTGTTCCTACTCCATACTCCGCTACTTTCGTTTTGTTAGAGACTTCACCTTGTGCGCCATAAAATGCGGTAGTAGCTGTATCATTAATGCGTTCATCGATCTTATTGTCTAATTCATCTATAGCAGTCGCATTAGCATTCGCTTTTGTTTGAGCACCCTTAGCTGTGGTGTCTACTTCATTAATTGAAGCAGTCAACTGCGAATTAATCTTCGATACTTTCCCATCGGTATAATTGTTTGCTTTACCAGTAATTTCAGAAATTTTAATATCTGTGGCCAAATTATCTTCGACATATTCTGGTGCTAGATCCCAAACATAATCTTTTGGATTGTTTGAATCACGCATACCAGTACCACGATATTTATACTCACTAATATTCGGAGTTCGTGTGTTGCCTTTTTCGATCTTGAGCCAGTCAATTTGGCATGCGCCTACTGTTGATTGTGGATATTGATAAACACGAAAAAGTTTAGGCATCGCCACAACATTCGTTGGTGTGAATGTTAGAGACCATACGTCTGTCAACCCATCAACCGGCTTTAGTTCTCCTAAACGAGCAGTCCAATGATTATACGCTACAAAGGTTTGACTTGCGGGTTTTGTTCCTTTAAGCGTGATAGTATACGTTTGACCTATCATAAGCTCTTCTTCTGTGTAGCCTTGATATATTTGGTGGTCGCCAGATTCGATTGGGAACTTAACTTTAGGATCGGCAATATTTTCGTTAGGATATTCGCGACACATGTTGTAAGGTTCTGCTAATAAGTTAGGTTGGAATGGTGTAGCTGTTGAGCCTTCTTCGAGTTTAGCGTGTCTCAAACGTAGTTTGCCGGATAGGCTGTTATTAGCGTCTTTATTTTGTAGCATTATAAGCCAGCTTTCAGCGTTATCACTCGCAGCAGTAATTTTAACGGTGCCAGTTAGTTTTTGCCATACACCCTTAGTAGCAGTTAATGTATTACGCGTATATAGCTCTGATACCCAGTTAGGCATTTTAATATATCTTAGGCCTATCTTGCTAGGGTCTCCAGTGAAATCACCTTCTAACATAATTTCTACACTCACGGTATATGTTTTGCCTGTTAATAGGGCTGGTTGACTTTTCGGTTTTAATACCTCTAATTTATGGTTTGGATCAAGCGTAATCACTACCTCGTCACCATCATCTACAACAGATAAGGCACCACTACCTTGCGAGAAGCTATCAGCGTTTATATTAGCCATCAAATTCGGATTCCCCGAATAATCATAGCCCCCGAAATCAATGCTGTTACTGTACATCACTTGTAAGTTACCTAACTTAGAAATTTCTTCTTTCAGAGCATCTAACTTGTCTTGTAGCGTTTTAGCTTGACCAGTTAAATCAGTAATCTGTTGATTTAAGCTATCCACTCTACCTTTAGTTTCAGCCATAAAAGCATCAAAAGTTTCATTATACTTTCGAATCAACTCTTCTAATTGCGAAACATATTCATCGGCTTGACCTTGCGAAATGTCAGACACTCCTAGTGAGAAAAAAATGATATCTTGCGTTGTTAAAATTTGATTGTCTTTTCTATATTCTACGTAGCAGTGTTTATAATATCCTGCTTCACTCATAAATGTGCCATCAAGAGAAAACGTGACTTCTTCACTAGTTACGCTAGTTGCAACACTATCTACGTAACGGTTAGATGGTGTTGTTCCTTTTAAAGTAAATGTTCCGCCACTCGTATCCATCTGCAAGCCATTTAAATATGGTTTAACCGTCACCGTAATCCCTTTATCACCCTGACGAGCCATAATAGCTTTGGTGTAGTTTAATTCTTTGCTGAAATCTAAAGCCAAATTATATAAACTGCTAGCCATTTATATACCTCCTTGTCTTCGTTTTAAAAACGTTTTTGGTCAAGCACTGTGCTATCATATGCTGTATCCTCTTTTAATCTAATATCTTCATACCCTAGACGGTGTGCCACTAAATTCCATCTAACTAATACGTTTGGCTTACTAGTTTCAATGATGAAATGGTCAATATCTTCATGAGTAACAGCACACAAAACTAGTTCTGTAGGTGTCACATGTGTCATATACCGACTTAGATTTACTGTCTCAGCAAACATGGGGTCAATATCAACACGAACTTTACCATCGTCACCTGTAACGGCTTCCCCATAATCAGCGAAATAATATTCTGGAGTTTCATAAGCGTTCAATAGTCGTTGTCCATAATGTTCTGTTGGTACAGTTGAGTTTTTAGTACCTCTAACAGTAAAATCTTTATATACTTGTACCGTTGATTGTTCAAACCTAGCAAGTTTCCCATCTTCCCATGAACCAAAAAAACAACCTGGTAACGTTAGCATACCATCACTAGTAAATTTCATAGTCCTACCAGCTACCTTAAATTCCCATGAGTTACCCGCACTACCATTAATGCTTAAAGAACTACCGTCGCCAGAAGTTACATAACTAGCATTGCTATACCTGAAATTGGGCGCACCAAAAGATAGAAACGGTCTGTTATTACCATTATCCCACGTACTAAAAACCAAGTTACCCTGTGGATTTCTAATCATGAAACCACCACCAGTTTTCATGGTGTATGATACAATACCGGCATCAGCACTTACATAATCACGTGCTTCTAGCTCCATAATATCTTTGTTAACTTTTTTTGAGTACCAAGTCATTTTGCCATTAGCAATACTTGTTCTATAATCAGCACCATCACTAATTAATGTAGTACCTCTAATAGTAATTCCTACTATTTCACCAGCCGTAATAAACGAGGCATTGAATCCGCCATCTAACGTCCATGCCGTTTCATATGTTCCATTAATGCCAGTTTTAGAAAAACCAATACCAGCATTGTTGATTTGTAAAACATTCCTTGCGGTATTCTTATCTGGTGTGTCCATAATCAAAATACGACTAGGCGCTTCTTTAGGATCTAATAAAACATAACCACCATTTTGACCAGTAATCATATCAGTTTGATGATCTACAATATCATTGATTAAATCACTGATTTCGCCAACGTTTTTCAATTGATCAATGGCATCATTAATCAAATTGCTGACATTATTCTCTGTGTTTTCTAAGAAGTTTGTTTTGACGTTTCCTACAACTAATTTATCGTATGAATTGGTTAGAACATTAAACGTATATTCCACAATTCTCGCTGACATATTCACTTTTAACTGTGGATGATACACATCTACTCCGTCACCCATCGAAACTTTTTCTAGATCAACAAATTTTTCATAGCCTCTTTGATGCCTCAATGGTACTAATTCAATCGAACCACTCACTTGTGGTTTTTGTTTATCTATGTTTGTTTTCAACCAGTCTTTAGCAGCTTCCCTTAATGTGGCTACATCAGTCGCTTTGTCTTTAAAATCAACAAAAGAAACATATCCAGCAGGATAATCATCCACGTAATCCGTGAAAATAACTTCTTCTGGTAGAGTGATCTCGTCTTCTCCTTCTGAAGAGCTGCTAATAAATGGATAAACTCCAACTAAAACACTTTGAGCATCAATCTCTAAGTCAAGACCAGTTAAGTTTTTAGTATAAATCGCTTTGATTTTATGATCCGTACCTAGACTTTTTTCATGACGTAATGTGTTATTATCTTTTAGAAACTCACCATGAAATCGATCTAGAATAGATCCCTCTTTTCCACCAAAGAATTCTAAAAAATTCGCCTTTTCTATCTTCACATTAGCAAGCGTATCTACTAATGACGAGAAAGAAAACTGCGAAGGGATAGCTGGTTTCGCTAAAACTTTTGCGTTTTGCCATGCCTGAGTAGCAGTGATTTTTTCTGTTCCGCTGTCATATTTATTCAACACCGATTTTCTTATATCATTGAAAATAGGTTCAGCTTTTACTTCTATCGTATTGCCTATTACAGAAGTTTTTGCATAATAAATCCGTAGACGCTGTTTTGCTCGATTTTCATCTACATAACACTGAATAATACGTCCTTCTACAATCAAATCTGCATTAGTTCCGTTTATTGAATAAGTACCCTGAAATATCTCGGCTCCGTTTAGTTTATTGCTAACAGTAGCTGTTAACCAGTCTGACAAAGCGCCTAAACCTTGCGTATCATATAAATGTTCAGCTAAATTATTCGCGTCATTTTTATCGTAAATAGTTAGTAAATTATCGATCATCTATTTCACCTACCTTAACCCATTACGATAAATTTGTATTTTGCTCAAACCAGTACAAGTAAAATGATTAATATCCACTTGCAACGTTGGATATTGCATGGTCTTCATTTTGTTGGACCGATCTAAAATATCTCCGTCCGATTGCTCTTCGTAGCAAAGCATTAAATCACTATCAATGACTACATCAGTTCCTACTACTAAGCCTTCAAAACTAAACACATAATCATTTAAGATGAATTGGCATGAAGTAGCTGAAGGAGTGATGATAATCTTTGGAAAACTTTCTTCTAAACTATTATTCAGCAAGTTAAATGACTGTGGTTTATCTACGGTTATAGGTACATCTTCTTGAACTCTTGCGAATGGTTTCGCAGTGATATTTACATCGAACTCTCCCCATTCAACAATATCGTTTTCTGCATCCCCAATATCGATAGTCTGGATAACATAATAGACGTTGGGATCATCAGAGAATTCTAATTTCTTTGCATAGTTTAACCAATGACGCATGATATAAAACGATTGCTTGAATGCTTGATGGTCTTCCACATCTTCTAAATAGTTATAGTGCAATGTAAACGACATGTCTTCAAACGAGTAATCTTGTACTAAGCCACCTAGCCGTCCTAAAACAGAAGTTTCAACTCTCTGTCTTTTTGGAGAAGGTATGGTTGGTCTTTCCGCTAAAGCCAATTTATGCAAATAATCAGGAAATCCATCGATTATAGAATGTATACAATCAGTCATTTTTTCACATCCTTTTTAAAACTAAAAAAACAGGAGAAATACTCTCCTGTTTAACGCCATGCCGAAGCATTATCATTTTGAACTTTTGTAATGCTATCAATGATTTGTTGAGTTGTTTGCTTCATAGTAACCTCATCTGCGTTACCATCAATTGTGAAATTGAATTCGTAGTTATTCACAGGTTGAATCGTTTGTGCCCTAGATGAAACTGATGTGCTACTCAAGATACGATCACCAATTTCTTGCAAAACAGATCTTTTCAAAGGTAAAACTGCTTCAGGTCCTGCTTCACCGACACCGTTCATTCCACCTAGTAAAGTTGGTTTAGTAAAGATACCTCCTTTAGCATGCCATTTTACACGCAAATGGGGGATTTGACCTTTTAGCGGGTTAAAGCTGCCTTCCATGATAAATTCCGGTAACGGAATATGTGGTATAGAAATATTCAAATTATCAAAAATGCCACTGATTTTGTCTCTAATCCAATCAATTGGAGCGCTAACAGTCTTTTTGATGCCTTCCCATATGTTAGCAATTGTACTTTTAACATTATTGAATATGTCGGAAACAATACCTGTTAGATTGGACCAACCGCTTGAAATTGCATTTTTTCCATCGTTTACTTTAGAGCTAATAGTGCTTGTAATTCCATTCCAAAGATTCAAAGCAGTGTTTTTGATACCGTTCCAAATTCCGCTGATCCACGAAGATATACTATTCCAAACACTTTGAATGGCACTTTTAGCTGCGTTTATAGCATTGCTTATACTACTAGTCACACTATTCCAGATATTTGATGCTGTAGAGCTGATTGAATTCCAAATTCCACCTAACCAACTAGATACAGTTGACCAAATATTTTGAATTACTGTAGCAGCTGCTTGTACCAAGCTAGTGATTGTATTCTTGATACTGTTCCAAATACTAGAAGCTGTTGCACTAATTGAATTCCAAATATTTGAAGCCGTAGTACTAATAGCTGTCCATATACCATTCCACCATGCCACTACTGGATCAAATATAGTATGGAATGTAGTTACAATCCCATTCCAAGCGATACTTATCCATTGTGTCATAGTATCCCAAGTATTTTTAAGGAAATCAGAAATAGGTGTCCAAACAGCTTGCCAAGCTGCGCCTAATAACTGTCCAGCTACATCAAAAATACCCACGATAATATTAATACCGGCTTGAATCAATGACGTTATTAATGTCCATGGTATTTGAACAATTCCTACAATGTCTGCCCAAATAATCGACCATACTTCTTTGACTCCGTTCCAAATATTTGAAACCCAATCAATGAATGTTTGCCAAGTCTCTTGGACTCCTTGCCAGATGTTGGAAGCTCCTTCAACTAATCCGCTCCATAACTCTCCAAACCAATCAGAAACGCCTTGCCAAATATCTTGAACCCAATCTACAAATCCAGACCAGGTTTCTTTAACCCCATCCCAAACTGATGAGGCTCCGTCTTTTATACTTTCCCAAGTATCACCCAACCAATCAGTAAATTTTTTCCATAAACCACTAAACCAGTCAGTAATTGCACCCCAGTTCTTAATTGCCACAATAACGCCTGCTATAACAGCTATAATTCCTCCAATTATAAGCATCATCGGACCAAATAAATATGACACGGCTAGTATTGCCGGTAACAGTATGCCAAATGCTGCTGTAAGACCACCTATAGCAACAATGAAATCCTGTACTGGTTGTGGAAGATTATTAAACGCATCAGCCATCTTTCCTAGAAAATCAATTACTGGTTCGAGTGCATCTATGATTGTGTTGCCTATAGGAGCTAATGAATCCTTTAATTCAGCTATTTTTCCGTTTAATTCTTGTAACGGAGTAGTAGAATCTTCATTCATTTTTTGTGCAGATCCACTAACATCATCAAATGTATGGTTAACATCAGTCAAAGATTGGACAACTTTCATCGCGTTATCTTCGCCAAGTGCAGACCAAATTGTAGAAGCTTTATTTAATTGGTCGTATTGACCATCCATATTGCTAAAATCTTGAATCATGGAATTAATAACGTCTTTTTGTGTTCCTCCGCCATTTTTCCACTCTTCAAAAGCTTTTCTAGTACTTTCACTAAACATATCCATGTTTTGCTCAAATCGACCATCTGTTAACGATATTCCCATTTCCTTAACTAAGTCATTGACTTTATCAAGGTTATAAGCACCCGCATCTAAACCATTTTGAAGCATTCCGAACGTTTCATCAGCTGAATATCCCATTTGACTCCATAATTGGCTATATTCTGCCATATTGTCGCCTAATTCGTGCGTTTTATCTAAACCGTTTTGAGTACCCGAAACCATTAAATCCATTGCATCTTGAGCACTCAAGCCGAAATTGACCATTAAGCCATTTACACCACGTAACGTTTCATCCATATCAGCGCCCATGGTGTTTTCTAGGACCATAGCTTGTTCCGTGATATTTTGTAAATCTTGATTATTTAAATCGCCTAAATTACGCTTTACCAAAATCAATGCATCTGTGGACTGATCTAACGATTCTCCAAAACCTTTATAATAAATGTCTCTGGCTACATTCGTTAATTCTTCAGCCTCTTGTTTAGTCAAACCAAAATTAGCTTGTATCTTACTCTGGGAACTACCTACACTGTTAGCTGAGTCCACTGCTTGTTTCCCTAATTCTGTAAGCTTATCGCCAATGTCGCTTAAAACGTCAGAAGCTTCCATTAAATTATTCATATCTATTTTGCTTCCGATATCGTCCAAGTTAGTTGTATCTACATTTTTAGCAGCTTGTCCTAACTCTTCAAATTCACGTTCAGCATCATTAAGCTTCGCCTCCATCTGCATTGCTTCTGTGGATGTAGCGCCAAACTCAGACTGTGTAGCTTCTAACTGTCGTCTCAGGATATCTATCGTTTTCTCTGCATTTTCAGATTGTTGAGAAACATATTCTTGGGCTTTCGCTAATTTCTCGGATTCAGAAGCTGATTGACCAGCAGTTACTTGCCATTTTTTGTATTCGGATTCAATCAGAGAAGCACTAGCTTGAACATTTTTTTGTTCACTATCCAACTGTTGCATTGTAGACTCGTACGTCTGTATTTCGCCTTTTGCTTGAGCTAGTGCATTACTCGTTTTATCAATTTCGTTTGACAAACGTTGTTGCGCTGTTTGTTGGTTAATCAGTTCTCTCTCAAGTTTCTGAACTTCGGTGGAATTTTCTCCATAATATTTTTTGGCATTGGCTAAACGTTGGCTAGTTACTTCAACTTTTTGGCTTTGTAATTCATACTGCTTTTCTAAAGAAGATAATTTACTTCCTAACTTGTCTGATTCAGAACCAGTCTGTTGTAATTGAGCTTGTTCTAGTTTTAATTCTGCTCTATTTTTAGTTAATTCAGCACTGATTTCTTTTAACGTAGATTTCAATCCGTCATCGTTAGCTATGAAAGTTACTTCTGCTTCTGTTCTCTTTTTAGCCATTTTTTACCTCCTTTCTTTAGTTTTTCTGAGATTGGTTTATTGCATAGTTTTTCCATCCTTCATAAGCACTCTTGTTGTAAGCCATTTGCAAAATGTCATCTAAACAGATATCGCTTAAAACCAAATCTGAAGGCATAGAAAAAACGTCGGTCAACATCGAATAGACATCGACCCACGTTTCAACTAAGAGCTTTGGCATTTTTACTTTTGAAGCTTTTTTTCCTTATTTGCTTTTTCAAATTCTTTTTGATAAGCATCGCGTGCTTGTTTGAACATCATCAATTGATAAATATAGCTGGCAGTAGCCATATCAAAATCCCATTTATCGATAAATTCATCGAATGAAATATAATCAGTCATGTTCGCTTGGCGGTAAGCAATATACACAGCCTTTGCACCTTGAATAACAGAAATATCCATGGATCCTTTTCCCACAGTCATTTTTGCAAACTCGTCTGTGTTAAAATCTCTATTGATCATCAATAATTTCTTGATATTCAGTTTAGGTTCTAAATTCAAAATTGTTCCATCGTTTAGTTCAATTTTTGAGTAATCTTCGTTCATTTCGCTACCTCCGTTTTTTTTACTGTGATTGAGTGGCCGTAGTTGTCACAACTGAAGTTTTTTTAATCACATCAGCAGATAGATTCGTCATCCATTGATCTGTTAAGTCTTCTTCAAGTTCTGCAACAATTGCTTCATGATAAAATTTACCAAATTCATCTTGCATAACTTTTGTTTCTAGTTCTAACGCAGCTACTTCATCCGCACCATTTTCAATAGAGAATGTTAATCCTGTATTCGAAGTGCATGCTAACATACCAACTAACTTTCTATTTTCTTCGAAGTCATCCACGATCTCTGCAGCAAGTGAGAAATCTTCGCCTACGGAATCAGGACCGTAAGAGTAAATGCCTGGTTTAATACGTCCATCTTGTTTCAACCCATTGAAACGTCGATAAACTTCCATCGGTACATGTGCAGTAATTGTTACCGTCATATTGATTGGTTTAGATTTTGATTTTACTTCTGTCGCTCCACATTTTTTAACCACCGTTTGCATTTCTGTTTCGCCATCTAATTGTCCGTTACAATTCGTTGCGATTGCATTTCCTGCGTTCTTAAAATTAAAAGCAATTCGTTTGATACTTACGTTATCGAACGTTGTTACTACAGTTTTTGTTTTAGCCATTGTTGTTCCCCCTATTTATTTAATTTATCGAATTGACGAATCAGAAGTTCTGTAATTGGATCAAGTGCAAGACCTAATCCTCTTCTCATAAATTCGTCCGGCTGATTTCTTTTAGAAGTACCTATCCCCAAATCAGGATATTTTAAATACTCAAATTTTCTTGTAGGTCTAATGATGAAACCCAAATTAATGTATTGAGTCTTAAGTGGACGACTATTTTTTGCGTGTTGGTGCCCTCTTCTTAAATCTGCTTCAGAAACAGGAATTTTTTCTGTAATCCTATCCACTGCAATAGCCGAACCTTTTGATTTCAATGCTTCGTTAATCAGTCGTTCGCTCTCGCTTGAATAGCGTTCCATCCGCACAAGAAGTTCATCATGTCCATTTATTTTTAGCTCCCAACTATTTTTAGCCATGACAATCACTCTTCAATAATCGTCTAAACGTAAATACCAATTGATCGATATAGCGATCTTGGTTCTCTAGTTTTAAATGATTGGGATCCATTCTCTGAAAACGAATCGAACGATTTTGAATCAATGAAATAATATCTAGTGAGTCTCCTGTTAAATCTTCTCTATTTTCTGAATAGAAAGTTAGATATAGATTTTGACCCACGCTATATTTTGGCTCAGTGATCATTTCTATTTCTCCTGTTTCGAGAATGAAGTAATTAAAATCATCAGGTAGCTCATCCTCGCCTACGGAGTCTTGAAAGAGTTTGAGGCCAAAATGCTCTTCTAAGGAAGTTTTGATAGCAGAAATTTGCTTATTTAAACGTTCTTTTTCTTTAGAATTATCAATCACCATATTCACCCACACTTTCAAGATAAAAATAGATATAAAAATTATCGTAATCGGCATAGATAACGTTGTAACGCATACTATCGATTACGATAAAATATTGATCTTTATTAAATTTCTTGGCGATTGGATGAAATGGAGTCTTTACTTTCTTAGTTAATTTCGATCCCATCGCATCCATAGCTGTTATATCACTATCTCTCATGGAAAGATTTCTAAATTTTAAAGAAGTGATTTCTGTATCTTCTACACCAATCTTTTTTCCTAGTTCATTTCTTTTGGTAGTTTGCGTCAAAATCTTTAACCAACCATCGTTGAATGTTTCTTCGAGTCTACGATTATTCGCCATTCACATCACCTGCAATATATTCTTGTAGCGCATAATGTTGAATGAAACCTAATAACTCACTAGCGAAATTTTGTTCAAACTCATCTAAAGCACGATTCCAGTCGTATCTACATCTTTCGATTAGCAATCCGTATTCTAAGCTTTCAGGAGAAAAAGAAAGTGTTGTACTCACTTTACTTTGAAGATAAACAGCATTTTTAGCTATCATCTTTTTAATTGACTCATCTTCTTCGTTCCAGGTAACGTAAATATTATCCTTCACAGCTATTAGCAATTCTTCAGTCACTTGTTCAGGCGTCATCTAACCACCGCCTTAATTGCTTTAACATATGCGTAAGAGCATTTTTTCTTGTTTACAAATGATAAATCTTCATCAAAAGGCGTAGAAGTCACGTATCTCCCTTTGAAAAATAAATCTTCATCGTTTGTTGTTACTCCAGCATTGTGTAAGATTTTTACTTCTTTAACTTTTTCTATTGGATCAGTAGCAAAACAAAAGTCTAATTCCTCGTGAACTTTAGGACCAATATTGAAATACATCATGTTCCAAAGCTGTGCCCACATCTCGGCTGTCCAGATTTGTATATTTGTTTTTTGCCCTCTAAGGTAGCGATATAGCCGATTAGAATCCAGATAAACCTTTTTCCAATAATTCGCTTTAGGACGGTTAATAACCCACTGTGCGCCTCCTGAATTAGTGTTTATAGTTTCCAAAGATTCTACTGTAACATTTACAATGTTTGCCATATCTTTTAGAATATTTTCTCCGTTTTCACAGCTTCTAATATAATCAAGACTTAGATAACTACAGCAGTCGCTACAATACCAAACATCATCTTTAGAAGGCAATTTGCGCAAATTAATTCTTTTATTGAAAATGACATCCGAATCGATATAGAAATATCGGTCGTCCTCACGCGAATGATCTTCTTCTAAATATTTCCACCATAAATATGGTTTAATCGAAGGAATATACTCTTTGTCGTCCCGCAGATCATCGTACACATGAACTTCAACACCATATTCCTTCTCAAAAAAAATAGGAATCTGATCATCGTGTCTGCTGAAAAGCAATACGATATCTTTGATTCCTAGTTTCTTCAGATTAGTTAAACAAACTTCAAGCTCCCATTTAAACCGATTGATTGCCGGCTGACAAAGAATATACTTCATTCTGATCACCTACGCTCGTGTTGTAGTTGTTGTGGTTGTTGGTTTTGTAGTTGTAGTAGTAGTTCCCAAAGCGCTAATATCTAATACAATGAAACTATCGTTACGTTTAGGTTGACCGTTTGCATATTGTTTAGCTAGATAAATGCGTTCGTCTTCAACAAAATGGTATTCATCTGAAGCTTCAATTTTTAGTGTAGATCCTACACCCATGAAGTAATCTGAGGCTACCCCAATAACTGCTTTTCCTTCTGGCACAGCCGTTGACTGCAAATCTGAAACTGGTACTGGCAATACTTGTACGTATTCTCCATTAGCAGTTAGTACAGTCTTAGCTGGGAATACTTTAGACCAGTAATCAGTTGGATTCACAATTAGGACCACATCAGAAGGATTCACATTACGATAAATCGGATCATTCACACCTTCGATATTGAATTTTGATAGTCGCGCCATCAAACCGCCCATAGTTACAGCATCTAAAGCTGTAATAGGTTCTGCTTTTTTTTCAGCATATTCTCCGCTAGTTTGTTTGCTCATGTCACGCATCATTCCGACTGGCATATCTTTACCAGTACCATCAACAATTGCTTGTTCTAATGCAATTCTCAATGATTCTACTAAAACAGTACGGACATAACGATCTAACCATACTGGACCTAAATCAAGCATTGCCTTACATACAGGAATATAACCTGATAGCTTGAACTGCTTCATGTTAATTACATCAAAGCCATTATCTAAAACTTTTTTAACAGCTTCGCAAAGTTTACCCCACCATGCTGGATTGACTCCACGTGACACAATCCATTCTGTTACACCAGTTGTGTTAACAAAAGTAATTTTTTGCAATAGTGGATGAGATTGTTCTAAATCTTCAAATACACGTTCAAATACAGTAGCTGGCACTAATTCTTCAACCCCTGCAAAACCTTCGTTTTTCACTACTTCGTTATAGAATTTTGTTTCTTGTGTAGTTAATACACGCTGACCACGGTTCATTAATACTAATTGATCTTGATTTTTTGCTGTTGCTTCTTCTAAAATTTTATCCTGAATTTCCTTAGATAAGCTTACCATAGCTGCGCTAAAAGATTCTTCGTTACCATCTTTAAAAGCTTTCATCAATTGGTCGCTTGCAGCTGTTACACCTTTTAAATTTTTAACTGTCATTATTTTACATCTCCTTGTCCAAATGTTTTATTTAATGCTGCTGTAAATGCAGCAATTTTTTCTTCTCTTTTTTCTTTAACGTCATTCAAAATTTCTTCAACGCTTTGTTCTTTTTTAGCTTCAGTACCTGAGCTATTTTCTGCATCGATAATTTCATCGACCAATCCATAACTCAAAGCTGTTTCTGCATCCATAAACGATTCTTTTTCAAGAAGTTCTTGCAATGCTTCATCTGTGCCATTGAATCGTGTTTTATATGAAGCCTTTACCGATTTATCAATTGATTCCAGTTGGTCAGCAATCGTACGGAAGTCATCGACATTTCCTTCTCCGTATGTGGAAGCGCGGTGAATCATCAATTGTGCATTGTTGTAGATTTTTATAGTATCGCCAGCCATTGCGATAATTGAAGCAGCACTAGCGGCTAAGCCGTTAATCACAACGTTAACTTTTGCTTTATTTGACTTAAGTAAGTTCCCAATAGCAATCCCTTGAAATACGTCTCCACCGTTTGAATTAATTACTACTTCAATCTCTTCTTGATCACCTAGACTATCCAAAATATTTTTGATTCCCTTGTCAGTATTCCCTTCAAAGAACCAACTAGAACCAATAAATCCCTGAATAAAAATTTGCGGTACTGCGCCTTCATTCTTTACTGCTAGAAATGTTTTCATTGTCGTCATTCGCCTCACCTCCTTTCGATACTTGTTGATTGTTTTTAGTTATAAATATTTCATCTGCCATCGCCTTATCAGAGCGATCATTTCCAACGCGTTCTCTTCCTTCGTTGATTGTAAATACCCCATTTCTAATGCCTACATCAATAGCGTCAACCAAATCTTTGAAGCTAGTAATCTTGATCATAGTTGTATCCACACGTACAAAATTCCCTGACAAGTATTCTTCTACTTCATAGAGACTAGCGTTAAACGCATCCTGAATAAGTTCAGCAATCGGTATGATTTCGAACATTAAAAAAGCGTCCACTTGATCCGATAACCCACTCATGTCTCCCTTTAGTAGGTTTTTCGGAACGTGAAACGCTGCTGCTGTCATCTCAAAGATGTCGTCTATTAAGTTTTTTATATCTCTTGAATTGCTTTGGAAGTTTCCGCTGAAATCTTCTAAATTGAATCCTTCTTGTAGTTGGAATACTGCCCCTGCATTGTCCGCTTCCATGAATGGTTTGAACTGCGATGTCATCATTTTATTGATTTGGTCTTGTGTTGTATTGTCTTGTGGTCGAAATAAATTCCCTTTCAATACGTATCTACGAGCGTTAGAACGCTTGTAAACATTCATGGCACTAGAAATGAGTTTTCCATACGCTTGATAATACGCATCGACTAGTTGCCTGATTTGTTGATCTGCGTATTTTATATAGATAACATCACTTTCTAGAAATTCTCTATCAAGGACTATGTTGTTAATTTGTACTTGAGAAAACACATCATCTTTTAATGCATACTCTGTGACATCCCAACTATCCGCAATAAATATTTCGCTAGAATTATTAGACGGAGAAACGATCAATACTTCATTGTAGAATATTAATCTCCTGATTAGCTTTTTTCTAAATTCTGTTGCATTATTTTTCTTATTAGGAGCTACATTCAGCCTATAGTAAAGATCATTCTTTTTATTCTTTCCATCTTCATATGACTTGAATTCCGCTTTACTCATCGCATTTGCAATCAAGTCGATACAAGTTTCAATCGCAAATTTTCGATACACAAAATCAACTTGCAATTTACAAAAGTATTCTTCTAAAGTAACCGTTGCTTTTTTTGTGAAGTATCCTACCGCCTTTTGAAAAATCCCCACTTTCTCACCTCCTTTCAAGTTAGAATACTAGAGGAGTAAATCCAGTTCCTGCATTTTCTACTGAACTATTTGTGACTGTTACAGGAGCAGAATCATAAATATCATCTAAAAAATTCAAACCATGAAGGAATGAAAAAAAGCCATCCGTTTTTCTAGTTTCAGGTTCTATTTTTTCATAGCGTATATTCCCATTAGAAATATGCTCTTCATATACATTCATGCAATACCAACGCATAATCGCATCGTCACCAAAATATAAACGTTGATTAATAAAAAGGTCATCAACCAGATCTTTTAACATACCATGTGCAACAGATCCGCTTCGAACAATTTCTACAGTAAAACCTGCTTCTTCTAAAGCGGGCTTCAATATTTTTGCACGGTACATATCCATAGCGATTTTTTTAATGTAATATTTATTACTCATTTCAAGAAACCAACCTACAATATAATCAGCTTCTATATTTTTTCCATGAACGATCTGTGATTTTCCTTGATCTATAGAAATATCTATAACCTCTCGTTTGATGTTTTGTAATCGAAGGGCTGATTCGTGGATAAAAGTATGTTGTGTAAAATAAACATCTTTATCATATTTTCCTAGCAACCCAACGCTGGCAAAATCTCGTCTATCAGCAAAATCGACTGTTCCTATCACTTCATCCATTTTTTCAGGAAATTCTTTTTCTTTCGTATGCAGAACATCATCATATGAAGCGACAGCAAATCGTGTATCTTCCATAGGTCTGTTCATTCGTTTTGTCATGAACGTAAGTCTTAAACCAGCATTACGTTGCATTTGAGAGTATTCTTGAAACATTTTCCGTTTTAAATCTGCATTGTAATTAATAGTTGGACAAGCTTTTTCCCACATATCGGGATCATCAACTTCATTATCATTATCCAAGCGACAAATAAATGGAAACAAACTAGAAAATTCTGCTCCATCCTTGTCAATTCCAAGTTCTCCAGAAAGAATCATTTTTGATTCTTCTATAATGTCATCAAGCGGACCACCACGAACATGACCATTAGTTGTATCATAAAATTCTCTATAATCTCGAATTTTACCACCACCAGAAGTAGCCACATTTATCATTGAATAATCTTCATTTTCGTGAATTTCATCAAAGCGGTTTGCACCTGGTCGCTTCCCATCTTTTGTTCTAGCGTTTGCCGTGTTATAACGAAGTTTGCTGTTTGTAGCGATATTTTGAATAACTTCCTTCGTAGCTTTAAATACTTTTTTATCTAAATCAGGATGATCTTTAATTACTTTAAATACATCATCAAAACTAGTCTTTGCTTGGCTTTCGTTATTGGCATAGATATCAATATCATAATTTTTAATACCGTGTTTTGCAGTCAGCAAGAAAAAATTGTTCCAAGAAGCAAAACCAGTTTTACCATTACCACGTCCCATTAATGAAAGATATCTATTGAAAACTAGCGTTTTATCTTTTTTCCATCGGACTCCATAAATAAAACATTGTAGAAATTTTTCCCACGGAATTAATTCAAATGGAAAGTATTGTGCTGGTATATTTATTGAATCCTCTACCATTTGCTTATCGAAGTAAATATCTTCTCTAGTAAAGACTCTTTCTTCTAGATACTTTTTTAGCAATAATTGCTCTTTGCATACCTTGATAGTGCCTTCTTCTATAGCTTTGAACCAATTTTCAATATGCTTATAACTCAGGAATTGATTCATTTGCTTCACCTACCAATTCAGGAGTAATGGCAAGTTTATCCAACATCAATCCCATTTGTTTATTGACAGAAACAAGCAACGCTACTGATTCATTCTTTTTACCATTCTCCAGTCTAATGCCGTTCTCGGATATATCTTCTTCCAGTGATATCGCCGTTTCCCATAAACTGATATAACGATCAACATTATCTAAGAATGGCTCAATATTTGTTTTCTGACTTTCCAATTGGCTTATTAAAGAGCGGCGTAATTTTTCTCTGTAGCGATTTTGAGACAATTCGTTTTTAAACATTTTAGCCCTCCTTTCATGATAAAGTTCGAAAAAATCTCTTTTCCTGACAGCCCCCTCCGTTTCATCACCCCCAAAAAATTTGCGATTTATTTTAAGGGGGGGTTATCTCACCATCGGAATGAAAGCTTCAGCGAAGTCAATGTAATAATTAATCTCTTCAATGCTATATCCAAAAATATTTTTTATTCTTTCAACGTTATTATCTTTATTCAACGCTTCTCTTACTTGATTCACTTTGTATTTACTGCAACAGTTATCTGATAACAGATCCCTAATACCTACATAGCGAACGTATATCAAACGTTTAATTAATCCTTGAGTATAAGATGAATACTCTTCAATCTTTTCTGTGTCATACTCTCTGCCATTGTCATTGATGATCATGCACTTACCACCTTTCACTTGCATCGAAGTTAGCAAAGCTTTCTATCTTCTTCTCTTGTTTATCTAATGCTGTAAGATATCTGCCATGAACTTCATTATGATGTTCAACACATAAACAAATAAGATTATCTAAATCTAAAGCTAAGTCAGGTCTATCCTTGACTTCCTTTATATGATGAACGTTCTCTACTCTATGATACTTACCTAGTCTTCTACACTCTTGGCATTCATAGTGATCTCGTTTCATCGCTTTCTCTCTAAGCCTGCGCCATTTAGGAGACTGATAGAACTTAACCAAACGATCTTCTCTTATCAACTGTAATAACCATCTATAGAATTCCTCGGTCATGTCCCATCTCCTTTCGCAATCTTATTTAATACTTAGCTATTCTTTTGCCATACAATGGAATAACTTCATTGCTTTCCTTTCGTTTATATGTATTGCTCTTTATTGGTCTTCTATACTTTCGTACTATCTCACCGTTACCGTTTTGCACAGTGATTACTTCATGCTTCTGTTCTAAGTATTGTGGTCTATACATTGTTGTTACCTCCTTTTTGCAAAATAAAAAGACCACTCAACGAGTGATCTAATATGTAATGCACAGGCAGGGACGTTTCCGATCCTGTGCTTGAGACATTTGACGATTCATTTGTACCGAATCCCAAATCTCAATCTAACCTAACCAGTTATGTAATAGCAACCTACACGATGCACAAAACGCGTACGAAATTGCGCACCCCTATATTTTTAAACCGCCGATGCCTCGGTTGCTTAAAGTCGCTGGAGTGGGATTGCACCACTCACGAGAACTTACCAGGCTCTCACGAGGCTACTCGCCATTTACCGCTGCGTCTTCTACTTCCGCCACAGTGACCGAAGCTTGGTGGTGTACAGATAGCACACTTACTACATTGCCGTACGTAGCACCGTATAGCTTCTTAACGATCTTTTTTCGGTAGTCGTAACCGTCATAGGCATTTAATGTCGCTGGCAAGGAATCGAACCTTGCATGGTTGCGCTTAGCTCTTGTCTCTCTGGTCTTCAAGCATACCTACCAGATATAGCGTCTACCCTTTCCGCCACAGTGACAAATTAATATTGTGAAAATAAATACTAAGCGTATAATTTTAGTTATCAGCGAGTGGTCCGCTGAAATAAATTATAGGTGGTGAAAAATATGAACTTAAGCGAGGTTCAAGCTGCGTATTTTATTTTAAATTGTTTAGACCCTGATAATTATACTGTTAAACTGTATGTTAAGAATGGTTGCAAAATTTTCAGTGCAGACTTTTTAAAACTCTCTGAAACAGGTTGGTCTGTGATTCAAGAAAGTTTGGATGAAGATTTTGACTTTTCAAACCCAAAGATATCCATAGCAAGTGGTGCGGAAAAAGGATTCCTTTGGGCAAAAGCTGCTAAGACATGGAATGATAGTTTTTCATATCCTAGACAATCAGTAAAACTTTTGGATCATCCCCAACTATTATTAGAAAAAATTAAAGCTTTTATAGGCAATCTGCAGATAGAAGACTATAGAGAATTTTCTACATTGGCTTACAATACGGAATATATTGATGGAAAAAAATTCAATTTTTGTTTGTTGCCAGAATCCAATTACGAATTATTTACTATTGAAGTTTCAGAAAATTAGACTCATACTTCAATAGATTGTAACAGTACTGAAGACTTGCGTATGCTTCGTCATATGTTAAGTCTTCTTCTTTTAATAATTGAGTTAGTTTTTCTCCAACCTCTTTAACGTTTGATCCAAAAACTTCTTCTGGTTTGTTGTTACGTTTGAATTTACTCAAATAAAGTTCTCGTGCACTTTCTTTATCCATTCGTTTTTCCTCCGATGCATAAATTAATTAGTTAATTGTTGCTCATTGATCTGGACAGCAATTTCTTTTTCTATAAGCTCAACGATCTTCCTTTTTGTCGAATTTAGTTCGAACTTATGATCCATTAAAGTAAGCTTTATGCTCTTAATCTTTTCACCTTCGAATTCCTTGATAATATCTTCGATTCTTTGGTTTACTAAAATAGTTAGTTGATCAATTTTTTCGGAAGCGTTATTCATTTTATATACCCTCCAATACATAAATTAATAGACAGCAACGGATGATAGATAATAAGAACAATTTAGAAGGAGTTGAGTTCACATCCTTATTCTTAATATTTCCGCTGCTGTCTATCGAGGCTTAATTTAAAACGATGAGGGAGATTGCCTCCCTTCGTTTATTTTGTCGATCCTGTTTCCTAATCTTTCGACACTACCATAATAACACTGGTAAATGTCTAAAAACCGCCATCATTCCGCCAAAAAACCGCCAAATTATTTATAAGCAATTATTTTTCCGTGTTTATATGCTTCTGCAAACTCTATTAGAGCTTCCGACTTCATCCGTTGTATACTTCTTTCTGAATAACCCACTTCACGGCTAATTCTGTAGTTTGAGAAGCTATCTGGCACACAGAAGCTGTAGTAGAGTATCTGACGACTAATCAGACTAAGAGCCATCAAAGCCGCTAGAATCGCATCTCTCTCCGTTTCTATATCCATCATCTGAATAATCGCGTCTTCTGCCTTATTGCCATGCTTCGGTGCCTTCGGCATATCCGTTATAATCGGCGACTTAATATCTATCAAAGAGCGACCTGCCATCCGCTCCAAACGCCGAAAGTTCTTCAGCACATCTCTCGCATTACATCTTGTCTGTTTGAAATCTACCTCTCGTAACAATTGCATCAAGTCAAACCGCTCCTTTATGTGATATAATAAATGTGTTGGATTTATTGAATCAGTCGGAGCGATCCGGCTTTTTTTATTTTGTACGTGAAATGAGTTCTCCTGATTTATACGCCTCAGCAAATTCAACCAAAGCTACTGCCTTCATTCTCTCGATAGTTCTATCGGAATATCCTAATTTTTCTCCTATTTGATACATTGACATCTTATTAGGAAAACAATAACTATAATAAAGTACCTGGAAATGGATTCTACTTAGCCGTGTTAATGCTTCGATAACCGAATCTCGAGTACTTATCGCTTCAATGATTTCTTCGTTTTGACTGTCAATTGTGAATTTCAAATTTTTGGTAACAGTCATCACGGAAAAGTCTATTTTCACTGGTCCGACCAAACGTTCTAAATTTCTGTATCTTTTTAGTAATCGTCTAGCATTTTTCCTTGTTTGCTTAATATCTATATTCTCTAAAATGTTCACAATTGCCTCTTCTCCTTCCAGTTGTGGAATAACGCTCATTGTTGTAGGATAGTTGTAAAAAAGCAAAATTAAGATTTTATAACTTCCATATCCACCAATCTCACCACTGCTAAATTCTCTTTGCTTTTCGCTAACCGCTTGTCACATTCCATCGTGTTTTCAATGCGAATGATCGCTGAGTGATTATAGAGATGCTCTACATATCCACGAAATGGATAGATGAACCCTTCTGCTTCGCAGCGAACCATGTCACCGACTTTAATTTCTGATTCCTCTTGCTTTATAGGATTCTTAGTTGGTAGATCCATCATCAAACCACCAATTCCATAAGCATCAGTGTAAAATCCGTCTTTTAGTTTCATCTTTCTGCCTCCCATTTACGATCATCATTTAATATCGAAATCCCAAACTTACGAATAGTCTCACTCGCATCAGCAACAAACTGACTTGCCACTTTATATGTTTCTTCTGCTGAAATTCCATATTCTTTTTCAAACTTTGTCTTTAGTACATTCAGTTCCTGTTTTCTTAGTTTTGCTACTCTGCGGTGTCTGGTGTTCATTGTCAATCAACTCCCTAATCTGAAAGTGTCGTTTATACTTGATCGAAATTCTTTCAAGTGGTTCTCTACCACAGAATCAGTCACGTTAAAACGATCAATTAATACTGGAGCTGCCATATCTTTCAAATAACTTTGTCTGATGACTAATTCAGTACCATCAGGAAGTTTTTTATTAACCTCCCGACCATTGATAATTGCTTGAATGCCCGCTTCACTTAGTGGTATTTCGTATTTCATTCCGCTTCCTCCTTCAACCATAAATTTGGAAAATCATCGGCATATATCTCTATTGCGCCAAATAACTTGATCGCTGATTTTGATTTTCCATGCATGTCAGGACTGATTAAACGATCATAATAATCCTGACTGATTGTTTTTCCCTTGTACTGATAACGTGTAGCCGCAGTGTAATATACTGCTGTCTTGCTCAGATAAAGATATTTTGCTAAATCAGCCGATATCCGTAACAAAATGATTCTATTCTTGCTTTTAATTCCACAATTTAGCAATGCTGGGACATTCCCATTTTCATCTTTTAAAGAATCGATGTAGTCAGTAGCTAAGATAATCACTCTACCTCCAATAACTCTGAATTCTCGTAAATATTTCCGATGACTTCATATTCATAATCCATCTTTTTGTGTTTGAATACTCTATATTCCATTCCACTAATTAATGATTTACAAACTAATCCAGAATGAAACTCGGATTCTTGTACAACCGTTTTTTCATTAACTAAATGATCAAAACCATTACTTACATTGACAAGAACTACATCCCCTTCAAATATCCCCACACCGTTCTTGTCTTTCAGTCCTGTGGATTGCATAAGCACATATTTATCTGGAGCCATTTCAGCATGAGTGATCAACCTTCCTGCTTGCCCATATTTCATTTCTTGTCCAATTGTTTTACCTTTAAATGGTGTGTACCACGCTCTAAACTTCGGTATCATTGCCATCTCAGTTCCTCCTTGAAATCCACATTGCTTCAGGCATGCCTGTTTCTGATACACTTGCTTTCTGACTTACTGAAGCATTGGCTCTAGTCTTATTAAACATTTTCAATAGCCAACGGCTGACTTCTGCCTTTGTTTCCGCTACATAGTAAACCTTGAGCGTCTCTTTGCCTATTAGCTTAATCATTTTGATTTACCTCATTTACATTTTCTTTCCGCCATTTTGCCCATACACTACTTCCTACCCCAAGTGCTTTTCGAATAGCATTTACACTATAGCCTACCTCTCTCAGATGGCTATATTTCTCAAACGTAAATGATTCAAAATTCAGTTTGGGTAATGGCTTGGATCGATCCATCGTATCTGCACCGATTAGCTTACTTATCTTCCGAACCATTCGACTCTCTTGTTGAGATAATTCGTCCATGTCACGATCACCTATAATTTGCAACATTATCTGACGACAGATTCTTTTTTCTTGTTTAGTCAAATTCATGCGATCGCTCCTTTGACTGGTTTTATGCGCTTGTCTGCTGTTTGAGAAAATACCATCGTAAATCCATCAGAGTTGACAAACATTCTTGATATTGTTCTCGTACCGTAAGCTTTTTTCAGTTCTTCACCAAGCAAGTTCGTTGTGATAATCGTTGCTAGGTTCTGTCGTGCATCCAAGAACGAATTTAGCGTGTTTATGCCAAACGCTCGACTATCTGATGCATCTTTTCCTAGTTCTGAACCGATATCATCAATGATGACTAAGTCCGCTGTTTTGATATCTGCAATCAACGATCCCTCAATCGTTTTTCTGAGTTCAGGATTGTTGTACGAAAATTTGATTTGATCCAGCATTTCCTGTAACCCGATAAATAAGATTTTTTTATCGTAGTTTGATCGCTTCAAGACTTCCCAAGCCGCTGCCATCGCTAGGTGACTTTTACCTGTTCCTTGTTTTCCAGTTAAAACAAGGTGACTTGGATTTCCTAACAAGACTGAATTAACAAAGCGTTTGGTTACTTCAACCGCTTGTCTTGTTTCTTGATCGACAATTTGATAATTCTGCAATGTGCAATCAAACAACGCTTGATTAGGCACAACAGAACCACCTTTGAAAAAATTGATTGCTCTTGCTTTCAGGCTCTCGTTGTAAATTCGTTCTGTTTGTAAGTCTTCCTGAACTCGCAATGCTTTATACCCGCATTGCATACAGGTTGGCTTACAACGTTCTGAGCCATCAGGGTTCTTCGTACGCCATCCATACAAAGGCTGTCCGCATTCAGGACATTCGCCACGTTGGACAAGCACTTTCTGTATCAGCTTTTCCATGATTTCCCCAACAGTTTCCATGCCTACGCCTCCTCTCAAATAGGCAACTCATCTGTGCTAAATTTCTCGTATTCAAGCGTTTTAGTTTGTTTTGTTTTATAATCACGATTTGCTTGCGCTGCCATTGTGTCGTATTTTTCTCGCAATTTTTTAGCAGATAAAATATTCGATGCCCAAAACACATTGTGCTGACTCCATTCAATCATTCCCCGTACCTGGTTTTCGGTCCGCTTGTCGATCTCGATCATTTTCCGAATGTCATCTGCCCAACTTTGCAGATTCGGCTTTTTGATTTCCTGATTCTGACAAATCTGTTTGAATAACTCCTCCGCGAGAATGTAGTAAACTGAGTCGGTGTCGTAAACACGCTTTTTGCGTGGTTGCGACGATGATGTTTTATTATTCTTTTCATTCTTATAATTCTTTTCATTCTTGTTTGTGTGCACTTGTTGTTCACTTGTTGTGCGTTTGATGTTCATTTGTTGTTCACTGCTTTGGTACAAAGACCAGTTTTTTATTGATATAACGCTGTATTTCGTAGTTGATTTGATGTTCAACATTCCGTTTTTTTCAAATTGTTTTAGCCATCTCCATACAGAACCGCTGTTCACTTGATGTTCACGTTTCACACCTTCGTTCATCTCAGATGTGATAGCATCGCGCCCTGTGACGAATTCTCCGCTGTTCACTTGTATCTCTTTTCCATTAAAAAGAATCTTGCGATTCTCATGACTCGCTTTCATCAAACACAAGCTCCATAATTTATACATATAAGGATTGGTCCAAACGAATGAATTCATCACTTTTCGATGTAATTTGACATATCCTGTGTTCATTCGTATTTCTCCTCTAGAAAAGCAAGGGAGAAAGCTCCCTCATTATTTGTTTAACGGCGGATTAGATGCATCAAATAATCCAGTTTGTACATCTTCTGCAACAGGTTCTGCCTCTTTTAGTTCTGGTTCAACTTCTGACAAAGTCGTTTCTTCAATCAAATTTTCGTTTTCATCTAATCGGAAAACTTTCTCATCTGAAGTAACTGCCGTTTGCATCTCTACTGACAAAATTCCCCATTTTGAAAGAAGGTTACGTAATACTGTCTTAATAGCCATTGCATCGTAATTATCTTTCCAAGCACCTGTTAATTTCTCTTTGTCAAAGCCTTTAGCGTTCTTGATCCGATGGCTTTCAATTTCTTGTTTGGTCCAATAAACTGTTTTTTTGAATCCATTTAATAATTCGAAGAAACCTACATAACCGATGACTGTATCAGATTGTTTGGCTTTATAATCGAATTGAAATTCTTCTGTGAGGGGATTCCAGTCAATCAACTGACCTTCGTATATTTCTAAAGCATTTAGCGCTTTGTATTGACCAGATCGTTGTGCTAGCTGAATATAGCCCTTATACCCCAAGATAAATTGTGCTTCATTATGTGTAATCCATTCATTTCCAACTTTTTCTTTTCTATTGAATGGAACAACATAGGCATATCCTAAATTTTTGTCGATGGGTAGATCCATAGTTGCTGCTTTTAGTGCGGAAGCAATAATGGTCATTGGTTCAGCTTTAGATAGATAGTTATCGCCACCAACTAAAGTCATGAGCGATCCCATAAAAGAATCCGATTTTTCATGTAGAATATCAGTAAATTTTTTCTTCATTGCTGGCGTACTCATCAAAGCTTTAAAGCCTAACTTTGATGGGTCAACCACTTGAGTATTTTGTTCAGTCAGTTGTTTTTTTAACGATTCATTTGTTGCCATATTATTTGATCTCCTTTTCGGTTAGCCTTCTTGATTCAGTAACGTTATAAATCTCTTCATCATTTGCGACATCTGGATATTTCTCTGCTAGTTTCTTCGAGTTCATACGTCTCGTACGGACAAGTTTCCAACTGATGATGTTTTTTTGAGTGATACCGATACTGGCTTCACGTTTACCTAGCTCACTGATGATCTCGTTGTCTACTTGACGGATAGCTGATTCAATTTCTTTTTTCGTCCGCTTGAGTTCTCTTTTTTGCTCGATAAGTTCATCAAAACGTGATGGTAGAGCTGTTTGATTTTCTTCTACATCTGCATATTTTTCTTTTAAGAAATCAGCAGTCGCTTCACTTCCGTCAATTACAGGCTCGATACCTCCAAGAACGTTCGTTTCCCAAAACTCTACTAATTGTTCAGTGATTGTATCGATCAGCTCTTGATCTCGTTCAATCCGCTTCCAAATGAATTTTTGTCCACCGATCAAAACAGCGATATAACAATAGTCTTTGTTTAAAACGTTCATGTAATGCTGAACTTGACAGAGATAGCTAAGCGGTACCTCTTCACCTTCCCACTCTTTTCCGAGAAATTGATTGGCTGTTTTACATTCCAGAATGGCATTTTCTCCCACTACTTCCCGATCAATATTTGCTCTTAAAAATGGATGTAATGGATGTTCAAATACTTGGTTTCTTCTGCGTACTTTTTTGCCTGTACGTTCCTGAAACTCTTTAGCAACCACTTCTTCTAAAACATTACCCCAATAAGCTGGTTCGCTTTCTAAATCTTTCAATTCAATTTGACCCGTTTTCTCAAGCCACAATTGATAAGGAGATTTGTATTTGTTTAATCCAAGTACGGTTGCAACATCTGAGCCACCAATACCTCTTTTGCGGTCTTCGAGCCATTCTTGATGGCTCATTTCTAAGGTAGATTTACTCATCTTCATCCTCCTCATCAATTGGCGCTTCATATGGTGGTTTAGCATAATCAGGATCAGTTAAATAGTTGTCAAGATTCGCTAACTCGTTCATGTTTAACCTCTTTTCTGCTTGCTAACACGCAAAGCACAAGCATGGTAATTGCGAATAACAAGCCAAAGATTACATAACTTTTCGCTACAATCACTAACGTGAAAAATAAAATAATGAGTAGATCAATTGTTTTTTCATTCATCATTGAAATTCCCCCTTGAGAATACGAGTCATCACATCAGCTAAATCTTCCTTGTTATTAATAACAAAAGTATGATTTGAAGGTTGATTTTCTTCTTCATTTTTCGCTTGTTCGTAAGCATCCACAGCAATTCTACGCATAATATGTGCTGACAATGGGAGATTTTCATCTAAATGTTCTTCTTGCATAGCAAGACAAAGTAAAATTTCTGTTGTCTCACCATAAACGAGACTTTTAAGTTCCCCTTCTTTTTGGGCTGTACAAATAATAGAAACACCTTGCTTTTGGCATTCACGTTTCAATTCTTCGATAAGATTTTCAATTTTCTTATTCATGTGATATAATTCTCCTAGTTTTATAAATTTGTATGTGACTCTTTGCTGGCTGGCAGAGTCACTTTTTTATTTGTTGCCATGCTTTTTGCTTGTCAATATGTTGTTGGCTTAGGATGATTGGTTTATTGTGTCTCCACCAGCGATTAGCAATTACCGTCCCGATTCTTAGCGCTTCAGCTCTATTCATTTTCATCACCGAAAAGTCTTTGTTGTCTGTTCAGTTGATCGATTTCCATGCGGATCGCAGTTTCTGGTAACCACATTTCAATAAATGAAACAGCATCATCGAATCTCTTACGAGGTAACTCGCCATATCTTGGGATTGAAAAGGTACGTTTAAATTCAGACCAAAATTTTGAGAATACTTTTTTGCTGATTTCTTCATAAGCTCGGCTTTCTTTACCCCCTAGAACTTCCATAACTTTTATATTTCCTTTTTGTTTAATTTCAAACTCTTGTTGCCCACTAATTCGCATAGTATCTTTAAGCATGGAAACATCTTTTTTAACATCTTTCATTTCTTCTAGTTGGTAGATCATCATATCTTCAATTGTTTGAGGAACAGTATTCTTACGAATAACATCTTCCATTTCGTTGAATGCTTCAATGTATTTTTGTTTGAAGTAAATAGCTTTCTTTCCTGTAAAACCCATAGCCAACAAGAAAAAACCATCTCTACTAATGAAGAAAACTCGTCGATTTCTGCCGTATGAATCTGGTTCATTACCTTCCACAAACATCTGCTCAAAATTGAGCACATCTTCTTTTAACTTTTCAATATCTCTCAAAACATTTTTGTGTTCTTTTTCAAAACTATCTGCGACTTGCAAACTCGTAGTCACAGCTTCTTTATTTTTCAAAATTACTAATTCTTGCATTATTTCTTCTCTCCTCTTTGATATAATGTAGATAAAAAATGGTGGTGGTATAAATTGAGTCTTATTGACTTTATTAAACAATTTGACTGGAATAACATTGTTAAAACCATTAAAGATTTTATTTTGCCTATTACGTCTCTAGTATTTTCAACATTTGCTTTTTATATCTCCTATACAGATAGAAAAAACAAAAAATTTAATTTAAAATTGGATTTCTTCGCTGAATGCGAAGAATGGTTGATAGATAGAGAAAGGGATTCCAAACCAGATGTTTACCATCAAAATAAATTCAGGATTATAGATTCTGTATTGTTAACAAATAACAGTTCTTTACCTGTTACAATTATTGAGTTTTCGATTTCTGGAATTCCTGATCATTTAAATGCTTTTACAATGATTGGTGATAATTATTCTGTAACGGTAAAATCAATGTATGACGAACTTCCACATGGTATACGTGCGTATTCTGGTAAATCTTTAAAAAAAGGTGCTGATCTATCAAAATTTCCTCCGTTGTCATTACCTATTACCATTCCACCGTATGAGTCAAAAATTACTACGTTGGTTTTTAGATACGATGAATCTTTAGTCGAAAAAAACATTACAATAAATGTTCTTACAAGTAGAGGTACTGCTAAATTCAATAGATTTGTTTCTTCATCTCAAATTTCACAGCTTGATACTGGCTATGCCCCTCCGCAACTAGATGAATTTGATTAGGAAATTCTCCAGTTTCTTTTACAAATTCTTTGATGAGATCATTAAAATTTTCTTTCAATTGTTTTTCGTTTATAGTCATTAAACTTTTTTTCATTAGTCAGTCCCTCCCGACTGGCTTTTTTGTTTTGTACTCAGCTTCATCCAGCCCCATAAAAATCCAAACCATGTAAACAATCGTTCCTATCAACGCTTGTCTGCTTCCCCAAAGTCCTAAAGCGTAGATGATTAGCGGTGCGCTGAATACTAGCGCTCTATTAAATTTTCCCATCCGCTTGCCTCCTTAAGATTTCCGAAAAATTTGTTTCTAAAAATTCAAGTGTTTTACTTCTTAAAAATAGATATGTGTCTCTTCCTTCAACTGGATAATAGACAAATCCATTTTTGTTTTTTTCGATATCGATAATATTTCTATATCTTGGGTTCTTTAAAACTCTAGAAGTAAACCAATCATATTTTCTGTTAATCCGTTCTAGCACTTCTGGCAACGTCATCCATCTACCAGTATCATCAGCTTTTTTCAACTCCTCATAATCCACTTGGGAGATAATTACATAGCCTTCTGGAATTGGAATTTTTGCTTCTAGATATTGCATTAGCTGTTCCTCCTATTGAATACCTAATATTTTTTTTACAGTTTCTATGTGTTCTTGAGCTTTTTTTCCATCACGATTGCCGTTTAGAATATCTGATAAATAAGCTCCTGAAATACCAACAAGCGCAGCTAGTTCTTTGAAAGTCATTCTTCTTTTTCTCATCTCTGCCCGAATTTTTAAGTCTAAATTCTCAGACATAAAAACAGCTCCTTTCTAAAAAATGATTTGTAAGCTAAAAAATTAGCTAAATCATTGACACCTATTAGCTTTTAAGCTATTATAAATACATAGTTAAATAAGCCTTATAAAAAGCCTCTAAAATAACATTTCTAAGTTTGGCGACCGAGAGAATGTTTTTAATTAATAGATATTTTTGTTGCTCTTATTTAGCTAACAATTTAGCTTACAAATTAAATATACTAGCTTAAAAGCTAATTGTCAACTAAAAATATAACTTTTAAGCTATTTATTTTCTTTTCAGCTTTGAAAGGTTGATAATAATGAGTTTAGTTACTAAGATTAAAGAATTAGCAGATGAAAAGCATGTGACTATAGCAGAAGTAGAAAGACAGGTAGGCATTTCTAATGGACAAATAAGAAGATGGGATAAAGCCTCACCAAAATCTGAGAACTTAAAGAAAGTTGCTGATTATTTTGGGGTCACAACTGATTATTTATTGGGAAATAATAATGTTCCCAAATGGGCTACAAAAGAGGAAGTGGTTGAACTTGATAAACTACTAGACTCAAATGTTAATATGTCTTATGGTGGGGAAACATTGACACCCGAACAAATACAGCGCGTAAAAGATATCCTTATAGCGACTTTCTGGGATATTGTGAAAGAAGACAAAGAAAAAGGCAAAAAGATGTGAGCTTATGGAGATGGATACGATTAATTTAGTCGAGGAGTTGAAGCGGAAATACCAGTCCGCTAATCCTTTTTATATTTGTGAAAAGATGGGCATTAAAATTCAATACGTTCCTTTTATCGAAAATCCCAAAGGGCAGTTTCAAGAAATTAGAGATCGTGCAATAATCTTTTTAAATGATGAACTGCGAGACTCTGAGGAAAGATTCTACATTTGCGCTCACGAATTAGGTCACGCTATTTTTCATCGTGGCTTATCCAGTTACTATGTATCGACAAGAACATCTAGAAGCAAATCTGAAAGCGAAGCTAATTGTTTTGCTGCTAATCTCATTGTTTCTCTATACAAAGAAGACAACGATCAATATCCTAAACGAATTGAGGAATTAAAAAATCTTTACGGACTTCCAGAAAGCGCTTATCGTTTTCTTATATAAAAAAGCCCGTGCTGCAACACGGACTCTTTCCTCATATATGAGCTTCTACAAAAAAATCATATCATAGAAATGAGGAAGAAAAAATGGAAAAAGAGATTTTAATAAAATCTCCAGGAAAAACCTTGATCAAAGTAACTGATGATTCTATTTCAATTATTAGAAAAGGATTTATAAATTTAGTTAATCAAGGTATTAAAGGAGAAAAAACTATTCCCTTTAAAAATATATCAGCAGTACAATTAAAAAAACCAGGTATGAGCAATGGTTATATACAATTTACTCTGCTGGGTGGAAACGAAAGTCGTGGAGGAATATTAGCAGCCACGAAAGATGAAAACACCATTATGTTTACAAAAAAATATTGGAATGAAATGGAGAATTTAAAAAAATATATAGAGAAGCAACAATCTATATTAGATAATAATTCCAAAGAAACACAAATTTCAAGTGCAGATGAAATTAAAAAGTATAAAGAGTTGTTGGATGAAGGTATTATTAATCAGGACGAATTTGATTTTAAGAAAAAAGAACTGCTTGGTTTGTAATATTAACTATCAAAAGAAAAGGATGTTTTATTAATGGACGGTATATTCGGTTTTACTGGTATTGTTTTATTTTTTATAGGTTTAATCATGTTGATTGTAAGATTTATCAAAAAAACAAATAAGAAAACACCTATGATTCTCCTTATTATCGGGATTATTTTTACTGCCGTAGGTTTCTCACTTTCCTCATCAAACGAGGCAAATGACAATAACAAACAGGAAAGCTCATCATCTGAGACTCAAACTACTACATCTAACAGCAGCAATAAAAGCCTAACTCAATTTGAAGAATTTTTAGAGGCAAATAATCATGACTGGGGTGCTTTCTTAGATAGTTATTATTCTATTACTCCAGCTACTGAGCAAAATACAGCTTTTACTAAATATATTAGTGGTAAAACATATACTTTTGAAGGAACTGTTATCGAATCAATGACTACTAGAATAGCCATTATAGCAGACAAAGAGTACGATGATAAAAGTTGGAGTGATATTTCTACAACACCTAAAGTTTCATATGTAATTTTTGCTAAGGACGTAAACAATGCTGATACCTTTACAAAAGGCGATAAAGTAACTTTTACAGGAGAAATTAGTTCAAGAGGATCGAACATAGAAAAATCCTATGCTCAATGGGATATGATTAATAGTAAAGTAAGTAAAAAATAATAAAACACGCCCCACCGACCAAAGCGAGCGTGTTCTAAGAAAAAACAAACCTATACAGTAGGCTTCTTTATAGTGCCTATTGTATCAGAGAAAGAGAGTAGATTCAATTATGGCAAGATTAGTCAAACGTGGAAATAGTTGGCAATACGAAATTTCATACAAAAAAGATGACGGAAAATACACGAAGATAAGAAAATCAGGATTCAAGACAAAAGGCGAAGCAAAAGATGCCGCCAACGAATTAGAATATAACCTAAACAAAGGCCTTAAAGGGGATCGCAAAAATCTATTATTATCAGATTACTTTGAGGATTGGATGCAACTTTATAAAGAAGGAACAGTATCTCCTATCACTTATAGAAAATACGAAGATACGTTAATGAACATAAAGAAATATATGCCAGCGGTATTGATTTCTGATTTAGATAGAGTTGGATATCAACGCTTTTTAAATAAGTATGCGAAAGACCATGTAAAATCCACCGTTATTAAGTTTAATAACCATATTAGAGCATCGTTGAAAGATGCCGTAGAAGAAGGATTAATTCCGTTTGATCCAACTAGAAAAGCAGTAATCAAAGGAAAAGATTCATTGAAGCCAAAAGAAGATAAATATTTAGATTATGATCAATTTAAATCTTTAATGAAACTTGTAGAAGAAAACCTTTCTGCACAGTACTCTTCCCCTATGCTCGTGTTAGTTGCTGGTGCTACTGGAATGCGATTTGCTGAACTTCTAGGATTAACATGGGAAGATATCGATTTCGAAGATCAAATCATCACAATTAATAAAACATGGAATTATAAATTAAATGAATGGGGAAAAACAAAAAACGAAACTTCAAATAGGAAAATTTCCATTGATAAACATACGATTGATCTCTTAAAAAAGTTTAAAATCAATCAAAAAGAATTATTCGAGAAGTTTGAAGTTAAAAACCCTCATAATTTTGTTTTTTTCAACTTAAAAAATGGATTAGTTTCATCAAATGCCGTCAGCAAATATTTGCGCAAAAAATTAAAAGAATTAGGGATTGAAAAGCAATTTACTTTGCATGGACTAAGGCATACACATGCATCTATTTTACTTTATCAAGGAGTAAATATACTTAGCGTATC